CAGTACGAAGTGGTAGAGTTTCCTGCGATATTGGATATAAAAGGTAAAAAAACAGGTAAAATTACTCCAAAACCGCTGTGGCCTGAGTTCTTTGATCTGGATGCACTGTTACGCACTAAGGCATCTATGCCTACGTTCCAATGGAACGCTCAGTACCAACAACAACCCACCGCAGAAGAAGCCGCGATAGTAAAAAGGGAGTGGTGGCAGGAGTGGACAGGAGATAACCCCCCGTCTTGTGAATATATAATAATGTCGTTAGATGCTGCAGCAGAGAAACACAACAGAGCAGACTATACAGCCCTCACAACATGGGGGGTGTTCCTGAATGAAGAAGAAAACAACTATCATATAATACTATTAAACAGTATAAAGAAGCGTGTAGAGTTTCCAGAGCTTAAAGAGCTTGCAATGGAAGAGTATAGAGATTGGGAGCCTGATTCGTTTATCGTGGAGAAGAAAAGTTCCGGTTCGGCCCTATATCAGGAGATGCGCAGGACAGGATTGCCTGTACAGGAGTATACCCCGCATAGAGGATCAGGCGATAAAATGGCTAGATTAAATTCTGTGGCTGACATAATAGCTTCAGGTATGGTATGGATACCCCAGACACGATGGGCAGAAGAAGTTGTCGAAGAGATTGCAGGATTCCCGTTTATGAGTAATGATGACCTTGTGGACTCTACGGTTATGGCTCTGATGCGGTTTAGGCAGGGTGGGTTTATACGGTTGCCCACAGATGAACCAGAAGAACAACGGTTCTTTAAACAAAAACGCGGCGGGTATTATTAAAGGTGACACATGGCTATTGAAAAAGGCTTATACGCTGCTCCGATGGGGCTGGAAAATGGATTAGGAGTCGTAGAGGAGATGGAAATCCCAGAAATGGAGATTGAAATCGTTGATCCTGAGTCCGTTACTCTGTCTGACGGCAGCATGGAGATAACATTAATACCCGGAAATGAATTGGATTTAGCTGAGTTCGGGGACAATATATCCGAAGTGCTAGATGATACTGACCTTAGTAAGCTTTCAGACGAGCTTATGGAGCTTATTAATGCAGATATAGACAGCCGTAAGGACTGGGCAGATACCTTTGTGAAGGGTATGGACGTGCTTGGGTTTAAGTACGAAGAGCGTACTGAGCCGTGGGAAGGGGCATGTGGTGTGTTTTCTACGGTTCTGGCAGAGGCAGCTATACGGTTCCAAGCGGAGACTATGTCTGAGACGTTTCCAGCCGCAGGTCCGGTAAAGACTAAGATACTTGGCGAAGAGACAAAAGAAAAAGAAGAAGCCTCAGAGCGTGTCAGAGCCGACATGAATTATGAACTTACCGAGAACATGGTGGAGTACCGTCCCGAACACGAGCGTATGCTGTATAGCCTTGGTCTAGCGGGTTCTGCGTTCAAAAAGGTCTATTTTGACCCCAATATAGGGCGTCAGATGGCGCTATACATATCTGCAGAAGACGTGATTGTACCGTATGGAGCGTCTAATATAGAAGCCGCAGAGCGTGTGACACACGTCATGCGTAAGACTAAAAACGAGTTAAAGAAGCTACAAGCCTCTGGGTTCTACCGTGATGTAGAGCTTGGTGACCCGGAACCATACCACAGTGACATCGAAGAACGTAAAGCCGAAGAAGGCGGGTACTCTCTCACTGATGACGACAGGTACACTTTGTATGAAATCCACGCTGACCTCGTAATAGAGGGGGTTGATGACGACGACGGTATTGCTCGGCCTTATGTTGTCACCATAGAGCGTGGTAGCGACGAAGTGTTGGCGATCCGTAGAAACTACGAGGAGGGAGACTCCCTAACCCTCAAACGTCAGCACTTCGTCCACTACGTATATGTACCCGGATTCGGGTTCTACGGACTTGGCCTTATACATATTATTGGTGGATATGCTAAGGCTGGGACTTCCTTGATACGTCAGCTCGTAGACGCTGGCACCCTGTCGAACCTCCCCGGCGGGCTGAAGTCGCGTGGGCTGCGTATCAAGGGAGATGACACGCCAATCGAACCCGGAGAGTTTAAAGACGTTGATGTACCGTCAGGTAGTATCCGTGACAACATTATGCCTCTCCCGTACAAGGAACCTAGCCAGACTCTCCTTGCCTTGTTAAACCAGATCACCACAGAAGGTCGTAGACTAGGCGCTATCAGTGACATGAACATCTCGGACATGTCGGCTAACGCCCCTGTAGGGACTACCCTAGCCCTGTTAGAACGTACCTTGAAGCCTATGGCTGCAGTACAGGCACGCGTACACTATGCGATGAAACAGGAGTTTAAGCTCCTCAAAGCCATCATGGCGGAGTATGCCCCTGCAGAGTACGCGTACCAGCCCCACAGAGGCGAAGTGGGCGCGAAGCAGTCAGACTACATGTTGGTCGATGTGATACCAGTAAGCGACCCTAACAGCTCTACGATGGCACAGCGAGTTGTACAGTATCAAGCGGTGCTGCAGATGTCTGCACAGGCTCCACAGATATACGACCTACCGCAGTTACACAGGCAGATGATAGAAGTGTTGGGGGTCAAGAACGCGGATAAACTTGTACCAGTAAAAGACGACATTACACCCACAGACCCTATAAGCGAGAATATGGCAGCATTAACAGGCAAACCCATGTCAGCGTTTATATACCAAGACCATGAGGCACATATCGCTACGCATACATCATTCATGCAAGACCCCATGATGATGCAGATGATAGGGCAGAACCCGCAAGCCAAGCAGATAATGTCTTCTATGCAGGCGCATATAGCAGAACATCTTGGGTTCGCCTATCGCAAGCAGATAGAAGAAAAACTAGGTGTGGAGATGCCTTCACCTAACGAGACACTGCCGCCTGAGATTGAGGTACAACTGTCTCGTCTGGTTGCCCAAGCAGGAGCGCAACTTACACAGGCGAACAAGCAAAAGGCAGCGCAGCAGCAGGCGCAGCAACAACAGAAAGACCCGATCATACAGCTTAAACAAGCTGAAATGCAGGTTAAGCAGGCAGAGCAGCAACGCAAGGCCGCTAAAGATCAGGTTGATGCACAGATGAAGCAGGCTGAGTTACAGCAGAAGCAGCAGAAGATAATACTTGACGGTAAGATAGCGGCTGAACAAATTAACGTAGACAAGGCTGAACTGGCCATTGACGCTAAACGTCAAGGTGTACGTGACGTTACAGCTAAACGGGTTGAAGATAACAAGGTAGAGCTAGAGCTTGCACGGATGACGCAGGCGCAACGGCCCAAAGGAGATAATAACTAAATATGGCAAAAACCGTCTTTGACGTGCTTAAAGAAAAGATCGGGGACGACAAGTCCTCTGCACTGGAATTTCTTGGTGGGGGTGGAGCAAAAGACTTCGCTCAGTACAAGGAAGCTGTTGGCTTAATTCGGGGTCTCGAAGCCAGCATAAACTATATAGAAGACCTCTCGCGTAATTATATGGAAAACGATGATGACTGAAACAGCAGTTAATCTCAGCGATACAGAGCTAGAGCAACAACTACCCAAACCAGTGGGCTACAGAGTACTAGTAGCACTGCCACAGCCCGAAGAGAATTTTGAAGGTACAAACATCCTGAAAACCGAGAAGGCTAAACAGCTAGATCACATCATGTCTATCATAGGACTTGTAGTTGATATGGGTGCGGAAGCTTATTCTGACGCTGACAGATTCCCTAACGGGGCTTGGTGTAAGGAAGGTGATTATGTGATGTTCCGCATGAACTCAGGCACACGGTTTACTATAGGGGGCGTAGAGTACCGCCTGATGAACGATGATTCCATTGAGGCAGTGGTGGCTGATCCTCGTGGCATAACGAGGGCATAAGCATGGCGTTTCAAAAAGTAGAATTTGAGTTCCCCCACGAGGAAGATAACAACTTAGAAGTGGAAGACTCTGGTGCGATTGAAGTCGATATATCTGGCAAGAAAACTAAAGAAGATTTCGCGGCAGATACAGAATCGAAGGCTGTGCGTAAAGACAAAGCTGATTCTGAAGAGGACGACTTGGAGATTGAAGTTGTCGATGATACGCCGAAGGCTGATCGTGGCCGTAAAATCTCTGCGCCACCCGATGAAATCACGGATGAAGAATTAGAAAACTATTCCCGCGACGTTCGTAAACGTATCAAGCGCTTTAGCAAGGGTTACCACGATGAACGCCGCGCTAAAGAAGAAGCGGTGAGGCAGCAACAAGAGTACGAGCGTGTTACTCAAAAGCTTCTGGAAGAAAACAAAAAACTAAAAGGTAATGCCAATAAAAATCAGACAGCTTTGCTTGCGCAAGCCAAGAAAAACTCCGAGACTGAAACCGCGTCGGCCAAACGAGCGTACAAAGAAGCATATGAATCTGGCGACTCTGACGCGGTATTGGACGCGCAAGAAAAGTTAACGTCTGCTAAGTTAAAGTCTGATAAGTTAGCAAACTTTAAGTTACCCACTTTACAGGAAGCAGAAACACCTGTAG